CCAACGTTGCTGCTAAATAACCCCGTAACTCCAGAGATATGCGGCCCCGTAGAAATGATTGAAGTTGTTGTAGTATCCCCGCGAGTTGTGACATCTTGCAGAGTGTCATTCTCCGCAGGAGAGTCACCAGAAAGAAGATAAGGGACACCATTGTTTGTTATACGGTTCCCTGCTCCCGTGCCTTCTACACTACCAGAGATAAAAGCGTCTCCTCTGATATCAATCAATGCTGTTGGTTCAAATGTATCAGCATTGCTACCTGAAAATATAGCTAAACCGTTGTTAGCTTGCATTTGGATAGTATCTGCAGGGATATTACCTGCATTTTCTGCGGCCAATAGAATTCTTGTTGAGGTACTGCTCCCGTAGTCAGAGCCTAACGATAGTTCATTACCGTTATCGTTAGCGTATATAGACCCCCAACCTAATCGCAAATAGCGCGATGCTACAGTGGTATGATTTATATTTAATGTCGATCTTACATTAACGATTTCATTATCTTCGGCCCATAAGATATTTTTGCTTGAGCTGCTTTCTACTAAGAATCCCGTAGTTGCTCCAATACTATTATCGACATGCAATGCTGCGCGAGGGTCTATTGTCCCTATACCAACGTTGCTACTAAATAACCCCGTAACTCCAGAGATATATGGTCCTGTAGAAATGATTGAAGTTGTCGTAGTATTCCCTCTATCAGTAACTGTCTGAAGTGTATCTTCGTCATAGGGATTGACTCCCGTCATTACGGGATTCCCATTGACGTAAAGACCGCTCGTTGTTTGCACATAGACTCCGTCCTCGAAATTCAAAGTCGCGGTGTTTGCTCCAGTAGATAATGTCGGTGTGGAATTAGAATCACTAAATACAAAAGCTCCATCATGCCCCGCTTGGACTTTGGAATAAGAACCAGCGACTACGCCGTCATCGGCTTTGACTTCGTTAAAGTCGCCACCAAGAATAACAGAGCGACTTCCTTCGATTAGATGATTATTACCACCTCCTATTACATTTTCTTCTCCACTTATAACATTTGATGCTCCAGCTCCGATAAAACTACGGTTGCTATTACCGTGGATTGTATTGCTCTGGCCTCCGACAATAACCGAACTACCCCCTTTGGCTGTGTTACCAAAACCTCCCCCTATAAATATACCATTTACTCCAGTGGCTTTGTTTCCATGACCTCCAGCAATTACTGAATAGTCAGAACCTAAAACATCATTATTGTAACCGCCTACACTAGAAGAATATTGACTATCTATGATATCAATTCCAGAACCACCGCCGATAAAGTTAAAACCTAATAAGTCTCCAGATATTTTGTTTTGAGCGCCACCAACCAAAGTGTTGAAGTGTCCACTGATACTATTTCCTGTCCCTCCGAGAACTGCTGACCCTGTAGCTGGAGAAGCTCCAATAATTGTAGCAGATGCTCCAATAGCTACTGATTGATTTGGGAATAAAGTGAATTGGTCACTATGTGCTGTCTTAATTGATTTTACATCTGTTCCGAGAAGCAAACCTTCTGGGCTATCTGTAGAGTAACCAATTGATTTATCAGTATCTCCATTGAAGATAATATTCGATCCATTATAATTAATATCAGTAGTTGTAGCATTATCTCTGTCTACTACATCTTGTAGAGTATCGGAGCTACCACCTGCGGCATCACCTGAAAGTAAATAAGGTATACCTGTAGGTCCAGTTAATCTACCTGCTTCTCCCGTCCCTAAAGCGTTTCCACTAACATTAAGATTACCACCGTTAGTGTTATCTCCTTCTAAGCCTCCTTCAATAGTGAAATCTCCAACTAATGATTGGTCCCCTTCATTATAAAGGTTTAAGTCTGGACCTTGGACGTTAGGTTCAAGAGTATATGGCCCTATAGTGAATATTTCTGGCTCAAACCCTACATCGCTATCTGCTACTAATTTAAAGAAGAGGGGGGTCACTTCTTGAATACCATCATCAGCCTTAAGCGTAATCTGTTGGCCTTCTTGAAGTGAATTTAATGGGTAATTGCCTACTAGAGTGCTATCGTTTGTTGCGAAATCTCCAGATGTTCCATTCCATATAGTAAGATCGCCTAAATTAGTAAAATTTGGACTCTCATTAAAACCTAACGTCAATTCTATAAATCCAGTAGATCCAGATGTGCTTATAGGTTGGTTATTAAAATATTTAATTGCATCAGCTCTATCAGCGGCAGATGGGATGTTCCCAGTATCTGGTGGGGAATGATTGGTGAAGTTTTCGTTTCTGGTAGTCACTCCAGAAGCTTGAACTGTCACTTGGTTCAAAGTCGCTGTGTTAGCGTAAAGGTAAAACTCTCCAGTAGATGTAACGCCATCTTTGTTTACAATCTCATTTCTTATCCCGAAGTTCCTATTGTAAGAGCCAAAGACATCTATATTTTGGGATCGGGAGAAAGTGAAAGTGGAATTCCCATTTGTCCTGTAGCTAGGGAATACGACATTAGAATCAGTATCTAAAATACTAATTATTTGTTTATCGATAAAAGGGTCAGATGCTATTTGAGATGCAGAAGTCAGTAGTTCACCATTTCTATTTAAAATAGAAAATTGTAAAGATACATCGCTTCCATTTTTATAGACTCCGCTACCTGTTATTATCTTGGTCGGGTCATCAGGGTCTGGGTTATAAACACTGTCGAATTCGTAAATGCTACGGGTAGTGAAACTCCCTTCGTAGTATCCATTTGTAGTAATATCGCCAGCGGTAGTTCCGATACCTATTTTGGTCGGCGATGAATTAGTATTTCCTATATAAGTAGCATAAAAAGCTGAGCCATATTCTTGACCTTTTTTTGTATGGTATACAGTGGCAGAGCCTACGCCAACGTAAGGGCTGTCCTCTGATCTTAAATCTCCGATAGGGGTTGAACCACCGATAACAGTAGCTACGCCAGTATAAAGATTGAGCGCAGTCGCCCCTATAGATACAGGTAAAGAGCTAGAGCCTTCTCGAATTGCAGTTACGAAATTAACATCAGTCCATCCATGAGTAATCGCGGCAGAATTCAAATAACCTCCCGCCCCTGTAGCTCCAGTTGCGAATTCTCTTGCTTCTTTTGCGTATGCAAAGGCTGCTCCAGTTTTGGGGATTTTTAATACCGTATAGCCCGTGTAGTTCATTATAGAATGATGATGTTATTTAAAAATGATTTCGAGTAGACGAGCAATTCGTCGTAGACGATAAATATCCCTGTGTTTATATATGGAGAATTATAGTATGCATTTCCGCCGCAGTTTCTTCCCATATTCCCTAATGCATTTACACCGACATTGAACACTCCTACTTGGTTTAATCCAGAAAGATTTATATTAGTGTCTGTAGTCTTAGTGTCAAATATTTGGCCATTCGGCATAGTGAGTCTTACTCCATAACCAGTGCTGTTAGTTACGGTCGTCCAATCTCCCGTTATACTAAAGGTATTATTTGCAGCGTTAGGTGTGCCAGTTGTTACAGCTCCTACAAATGTAGGAGTATCTAGAGTTTCATATGTCGTCCCGTTAATCGTCTGAGCGGTTTGATAACTATAAGTATTAGATTGATTTTCTATACTAATATTTTTATCAATTAAATTAAATTTGCCAGTGTCATACTTCGTGGCAGTCACAAGGTATTCATTCGGGTTTTCTTCTTTCATAGAAATCACTTTATAAAAGAAAGGACTAGCATTGTGGATTTGGAATCTGGCTGCGCTCCCTAATTTGACTAACGGTAATATCTCTGGTTTGTCAAATCCTGATACTAAACAGCCATAGTCTAGATTAGTTATCGTACCAGTGACAGAAATCGTTGTAACTTGTTCGGGATTCACGCCAGATAACTCATTATTAGTTATGCCGCGAGTGTAGTTTCGGAAACTGCTTAAATCAAAACCAGAAAATGAAACAGAGTTTCCCCTTTTATCGCCAGCGGCGGCATTCATATCTAGAACAGCTATTTCCCCTGTATTAAATTCTGGGAGACTTTGAGCGCCTGTTTGTTTAGCAATAAAATCTCCAGAATCTAACGACATAGCGTCTCCAGAACCAAGAACCCAACCAGTTACACCTGTTTCGAAATATACGATTTTTTCAGAGACCCCTGTGTAAGAAGCGTAATTAGCATATCTAGTATCTCCTTCGCTAAATCCAGTAGATTGATCATATCCCTCGGTATAAGCTGAGAAACTATAATCCCCAGTAAAACTAGACCAAGAATCTGTCTGTAAACCCGTGATAGTGAAACCATCATATCTTTGCCTATTTTTATTGGCTATAGTATTTAATTGATCTCCACCATCTACCCCAGTGGGATTAGCGATGGTTAAAATCCCAGTGGTTTCAAGGGAATTGAACTTATTACTGAGTCTAATCGTCTCGTCTTGTAAATTAACATTTAAAATTTTGCCGAAATTAGTTATATTTGTTTTTAATTCGTCTTCTATTATAACTAAATCCCCAGGTTTACATAAGAGGGTTTCTAAACCTGCGGTGAAAACTACTTGTTGGTTTTCTTTTATTTTGGAAAAAATTTGGTGTTGAGCGGCCCTACGAGCCATGGCTTTAGAAGTGATTCCTATGCCCTCTATACGTTTCTTAAAAATACCACGCTCTTTTATGTCTTCTTCATCTTCGACAACTTCTATTTTAGGCTCATAGTTATTGAACCTATCTCTATATCCTATTTCTATAGTATTAAATTGTTCGTCTCTCCTGTTATTTGAGTAGTAAAACAAACCGTCTTTTACGCTTTCGTTAGTAAACTGATTAATTGCGCTTCTAGGTCTGTCGTCTACAAAATTAATTTCAGAATTGCTAAAAAACGTTCTCCCTCTGAAGAGGGAAGCTATAGTATTTATAGCATCAAATATTTTCTGTCCTTTATCGAAGACTATATTACAAGAGAAACGGGGTTCTTTCCCTCCCTTCCCATCTGTGACTCCCAAGAAATAACCTTCGTTATCTACATTATCACAAAATCTACCTATTTTGTAGAGTTGCCATTTATTTATTTGGTTAATATTAATATGCGAACCCATGCCATATCTGACATTAGTTAATAGATCGTATAGTATCCATGCAGGGTTATCTGTCCATTGCAGAGTATCATGAAATGAACCATTCCAATCCCCTTTGTAAATTAATTTATTTTCCTTGCTGACATTATCAAATTCTTCTTCGGTCTCATAATACCTTTTATCTATTCCTCGATCAGTAGGAAAATAGTTACTAGGAACTTTTACTTTTTTGAGTTTGCAATCGAAACTCCTTTTGGGGATGCTACCAAAAGATCTAGAATCTAATTTAGTGCCTACTATAGCAGAGAATGGATAGGGAAGATTTGCGTCTATAATTTCTGTAACTTTACTCACTGCAACGACTTTAGATAATAGAGCGGAATTAGTCTCATAAGAGAGTTTCGTCACTTTTATATATCTATTTTGTGTCCGCATCTCATCGATAACGCCAGCTTCTATACCCCGCTCGCCATCAGCTGTGAGAATAGTATTCTCTTGACTTTTGGTTTTGGGTAACTCGAAAGGTCGGGAAAGGTAATTTTCATTAAGATTTGGGTTACCCAGCTCTATCACTAATTCTCTACTACTAGATGATTTATAGTCGGGGTTGCCGATATCGATCAAAGTCGATCCTTCTACTAAAGCTACTATTCTGTAGTGGTAAGTCTTATGTGGTATCAGCCCTTCGGAGCTATCTTCTTTTTTTCCAATAGAGCCAGTTTCTACTCTTATGTTTAATACGGCAGGGAAATTCGACCCTATATCCAAATCCTTCTCTTCTCCTTGGCCGTTCTTAACATTATCGACTGCTTTGGTGAGAGTGTCTGATAAAGAAGAAATATCTAAAGTTATAAAGGCTTCTTCTACATTGGGGTTATAGACCGTATGTATGACTGGAATAGGCTCTTCATTAAAATTAGCTAGAGAATTCTGCCCCCAAGATGAATAATTATAGACTGCTCTCCTTGCCGTAACTCGCTGATCGTCGCTCCCTTCAGAAGTAGGTAATCCGCCTTGTAATGCCACGTTGAAATTCCCTGCATTCGATCCAAATACATTTTCTCTTGATAGCATCGAGCTATTATTTGTGATACGTTGGGGGGCATTTTCTTGGCCTTTGTTTATTGTCGAGTCCCCAATAGATCTAGCGGTTCCAAAAGGCCCGAATAATTCCCTATTATATGGATGATCAATAAAAATCTTTTTAAAATCATTAAAAGGAAGTTGATTCTCTTCGCCTTTACGCATCTCAGCTAGAATATTACTGTAGTTGAATTTTAGACCATTTGAATTAACACTGTTTGTATGAATAGAATTAATAGTAGGGTTTAAAGGTAGTATAGTAGAGGCTGGCCCATTTTTAATTCTTTTTGAGTATTTTAAAGAGGTCAAATCTTTTAACGTATCTATAATTTCAGAATTTATTTTTAATGTATGATTTTCCCCGTAAACAGAACGTCTATTTATGTTAGAAGCGGAGATGTTAGTATAATTATCTGAAGTATCATCTTCTATAGGGAATTCGAAAATCAAAAATCCGTGCATCTCCCCAGATAAAATTCCGTCAGCTGAAACTACAGGACAAGTTACATCGGTGATTCTTATACCTGCGTTCTGCATATAAGCTATAAGATTGAACTTATAATTTTCTCCAAAAGGCATAGTCTCCATTTCTATTAAGACGTTACCATCTAATATTCTTTTATCTTCTAGCCCAGGGTTTTCGTAATTTACCCTACATATCACAACTCCTCCTGATCTTACATCCAAGTAATCGGCTAAGAGGTTGTTCACCCCTCCTCCATTCCATCCTATCCTCTTTAAAACTCTTTCGGCTAGTGTTCTTTGCACTGCATTTCCTCCGTTATCGTCGCTTAGAATGGATAAATTATAAATGATAGTGAGATCTTCGCGTGTTAACTCGCCAAGGACTTTTGTGCTGTTAGCGAATATCCGATCATCTGCTAATGCTGTTGTCCTCATCCCCTTTTGGTCCCCAGAGGTGATTACAGCTATGTCATCGCTTGGGGTACCAGATTTAATCAAAGCAAATAAGAATTTGGATGACTCTAGTTCATCATCATCGGCCCATATTAGACTGCTATCTTGGACGCTCCCTTTTGTTTGATCGTCTTTTCTATAAGCCGCGTTTGAAGAGCTGTAAGATGTTTGTAGTGTTTGGCCAAGATACCAAGAGAATGTTTTTGATCCGTATTCAATAAAACCTCTAATATAAAAAGCGTAGTCGCTTACTTTTTTAGGCAAAAAAGGTGGCCCCTCTATAATTACATGTTGAGCATAACCAATAGTAGCCCCCATTGTTCTGAAAAATAACATAGCCACATCAGGCGATGAGGCAGACTCGAAATTGTCTATTCCGCCAGCGGTAGTGGAAGGTAAAGCTGTTATTCTCCCATCAGCACTTTTTTTAGTTACCTCCGTTAATGCTTTAAAAAAATTGCTTAAATATTCGACTCCTCCTGAGCCGTCTAACGAGGGGTAATTGGTGACTAACTCTACATTAAAAGATTCAATGGTCTCAAGTTCCAGAGCTGTTATCTCGTTAGTTCTTTTTGCAGATTGTTGGGTTACGGCTACAGGCGTATCATCTAAATAAATCCCTTGTAGTATATTTAAACCATCCACTAATTCTCCATGTGAATTGACAAGACCTTCAATAGGTCCATCGCTTAATAAATCTAACGTTTCCGCGTAACTGTGGGAAGCTCCATATTGGAGTTCTCCCATAACTGGAGGTTTATAGATGGGAGGTTTTGGTTTATCCCTGCTGAATAGACCTGCTCCTGCGATACTTAGTTTTTTGAGAAGATGTTTCATAACGCTCTATTTCCTATAAAGACTGGATTACTGTTATCGCCCATTAAAGCTTCGGAGGGATGTTGGTGTTGTGGGAAAGATTTTATTGTAGCTTGTATAACTTGTGATCCGACTCGTAAGCGCCCATACCCTATAGGGACTGGTGTTCCTTGATTTGCCAAGTTGACGGTATTACTAAAAATCTCAGAGCTTTTTGATGAACCCACTGATATCTCTAAAGCTTCGTTTTCAGGCTTGGGTGTCAGCGCGTAACTAATTGCTGCAAAAATAATAGCATTAGCCACGGCAGCAGCGAAAGTCCCTGATCCTAAAAACGCGAAGATCGGCGCAAAGAAGCCGCTACCAGAGATAGCTGGGACAAGATCTATAGTAGCAGGGTTAAAAATGTTTTCCATATCAGCCCCATTTGTGATACTTTTTTTGTTTATTATTAGATCGTAACAAAGCCCTTCTCTTTGCAACTCTACCAATCTTTGCAAAAACCCCTGCCTATTACAATCTATAGCCTCCAAAACGTCTTTGGGATTTGGTAGGCTTAATGTGAACGAGTCACCATACTCTCGCGCTAGAATCCCATGTATATTTACTATTGTCATTTTATTGCCTTTATCCTGTCTAGTATATTTACATCAGATTCTATAGTTTCGGGCGTATAAATATTTATTTTTTTCGTATTAAGGCTGTATATCAAAAATGGTTGACAGCAATTGTCTGCCATCTTGACATCAAATTCAGATTCTTTTTCGTTTCCCACTATATGGCTATGAAAAACCGCTATCATACTATAAGCATCTTTAAAAAGTAAATAGCTCAGAGGATTTACTAGGAAATATGATCGAGGGTCTTCTGCGATGTTGTCCTCTCTTTGGACTATAAATTCTTTTTTTTCATGATCATAGCCTAAAAACCCACATATTTCTTGCGTGAAATACTTATGAGACATTTCTTTTATTTTAGATAGGGCTGTTATTTCCTCTTTACAATTGTGTATTTCTTGCATAGCTAAATCCATCAGTTCCAGGAAAACCCCCGAACTTAGGGAATGGTGGTGTCGGGTTTCTGAAAAAAGATAATGGGGCTTCTCTATAAACTTCTAAGCTGCCTTTAAATTCTCCACTGCCAGTTAAATGAATGTCTCCTGTATGGATATCGAGCATCCCTGTAGAACTTGCTCCGATCAATCCAGTCGAAGCGTCCCACCAAGCGACCAAGCTATCTTTCCCGTAAGAAAGTGATCCATCACCGCTTCCAGTTAAAGTCGCAAAGCGTCCAGTGCATTCATAGTAATCTCTGGGAGCAGAGTCTAAAGAATTATGAGTTTTATTTGCAGTTGGTATCGTTTTGTAAAGATAAGCTATCTCTTCATCATTCAGAGGTCTATTCCATACAGCCCAAGGCCCAATCGTTCCATTCATTGAAGTCATATGAGGTGTTGTTCTAGGGGCGTTATATCCTGATGTGCCGCCATAAAATTCGACTGCCCCCAACATAAATGTCTGGGGCAGCGCTTTTTGGCCGACATGGTCTGGCCAATTCATACCTTTTCTTTGCGTCAAGCTGGCAAAATTGCCTAGATTAGATTTTAGCTTCCCACCTAAGTTATTGTCTAGAACGTTATTTCTCACTGTATTAACTCCGTTTACATAAAAATTAATTAATGTATTCTCATCTTCCCCTCCACTATTAACAAAATTGGCATTGCCTCGACTATTCGTTATTATATATTGATGCCATACCTTGTTGCTTCCGAAAGATTGTTGGTCGTGTAGATATATATTCCTATAAGAGTTTTCCGTATGACTTTCATTATCGCTAGATATCTGAGAACCCATGTAATTAGCTGCTACTGATATGTTTAAATCTCCTTTTGTCTTAGTATCTCCGATAGTTTGGTTGATCAAACTGGTATTGGCATTTATATTCAAAAATTGATTATTAGGCCAATTTTGGTCATCTCTTGGCGAAGTGCTTAAGATTCCTGCTCCTACTGGGCTATTAGCGTTTATATTAACCCAACCCATTATAGTGAATTCCCCAGTCAGCTGGCCTGTTAATTCTAGATTATTCGTGTGGAATAGCCCTGTATTAATTGGGTCTATGCTCTTGGTGCTATCGTCAGCACTCCAGCTTTGGTCGCCCATACCAGAAAACTGGACCCCATTAAAACCACTATTAATAAGTTCTGCGTCACCAAACCCCAGCATATCAACATCATTAAATCTTTTTTTACATGCAGAAAGCCTTTTGGTACATCCATCTTTTTGCCAGAAGCTAGGATTACCTTCTGGTGATTGCCCTCTATTGCTTTGGACGCAGACGTATGCTGTTTTTAATGGCGCTCCCTGTATATTCGGATTAGGGTCGGCTAAGAAAATAGTAGGGCTTTCCGTTATCGCTATATCCCCTTTATTATATTCGCCTGAAACATTCCATATAGCAGAGGGGTCAGTAAAAAATGAAACTGGAGAATTAATTGGTTGAGAGTAATTAGGTGCTACTCCGCTCCCATTGATATCTTGGAAATTTTCACCATCACTTCTTTCCACAGGGATGCCTTTATATCTACAACCCTCTCCTCGGTATTGCCAATAACAGAATTTAGAAACGACACTACGAGAGTTGACGCTGAAACTCTCAAGATCTAATGGCGAATTGAGTTCAAACTCTACGAATATTTTAGACTCTTGAGTTTTTCGACCCATTAGCCATGTTTCGTTTGTTAATTCCGCTTTAGGATCGGCTTCTCCAAAGGGATTACCGCCTTCGAAGTTTTCATCGTCAATAAATTTTACAGAGACTCTTTTCCTAATAAAGCTGGCGTTTTTAAAATCTTTATGTACCTGAAGGAGTTGGGTGACAATATTATTGTGATTAGCTACACGAATTTTAGGGCGAGCTAATTGGCCATCTCCTAATATATCGAATCCTTCACTCTCCATAGCCAAAGGCAAATACTCAACGCCTTGCCAAGTAATACATTTAGAATAGATAGCCCCTCCATGGAACCCCAGGAATGTATTTGGTTCGTTAATCCTGTCGGGGTAGATCCTAAACATTTCTAACAGTGCGGTCGGTTGTAGATCTAATAGACTACGTGCTACTTTGTTTTTTCCTTCTTCCGCCATAATATAATTTACACTTTATTAGTATATAATATTAAAAAGAAGTGAAAATTACACATCTAAAAAGCTATGACAGAAAGTCGGAACTCAGGTTTTATACGGGGTTTGGGTGATAATGGTATTGAGAAAGAAACGCGGAGTCTAATCATATAAAAAATGGCTTGAAAGATATGGTTAAAAACTCATAATATTTGACGAAGAAAATAACGCCGTCGTTAGTGTAATAGAGATAGAATGACAATTAAATTTAAAGTTGTAGGGACGAATAAGGCTACTGCTCATTTAATGGGCAGAGAACTTCTGTTGCGTAGCACAAAAAAAATCAAGCACGGTCTATTGAGGGAGTTCTCTGACGGGGAAGATACTTATCTTCTAGACGAAAAAGGTATTGATTTTTTGTCTAAAGCCGTTATGATCTATGGGCATTTGTCAGATAATAAACAGAATGTCGGTAATATTTCTTTAAAATTCATGCCAAACGAATGAAACCAAAAACTATTTTATATAAAGTGTATACTCGCAAAGGTGAATATCATCACGGTTACAGCGCCCAACTCAAAGGTTCTCGCGAATGGGCTATCGATTGTGCGAGGGTAGTCGATGGTTATGTAACTCAAGTATCTGATGATCTAGAAAAAACAGAGAATAAGATATATACTCATGGGGCAAAACCTCAATGTTAAGCTTAATAAAATCTATCTTAAAATCTTTAGAGTTGTTCTTAGCACTTAAGAATAAACAATTTTATTATGATTTACAAAAAGAACACAAAAGAGTAGAAGATGAAATCATTAAAAAAATCGAATATCTTAGACGGAGCGGCATTAGCAATAATGCTGATCGGGCTGACCTCCTGCGCGAAAGACTCATTGCCGAACGTTCACGATTTAAACATCTATCAGCCTTCTACTCTAAAACTGCAGAAAGGGAATCCGATCCTGACTGAAGAGGGCATTTATACTCCTAATACTGATGAGGTTTGGCATTCAGATGCGAGGTTTCGCCGTCTTGAGCGCGAAATTTATCCATTTAAATGATGTATATTTAAAAAAAACCTTTGAAAAGTGGACTTTTATTTTATCAAGTGTAATTAATAAAACATGGAGCCTGAAAAATCAATCATCAAAGAGTTTATTAATGGTGGATGGCTTGTTTCCTTGATAGGAGCAGTCGCTATGTTCGCTAGATTACTACATGCTAACAAAGATTTGACTTGTATGGAGCAATTTAAAAAAATAGTAACAGCTGCTATAGCTGCGACTATCGCTTGGTTTGTCTTAGAACAAACAGACGTTTCATCTTTAACTAAAGCTATTACTTATGGTATCATTGGGGTCATTAGTCCAGAAGTTATTACTGGCATTGTTCGGATCGGGGAAAAATTCGCTAAAAACCCCGATAAATTTATTAAAAAATAATAAAATGGATTTTAAAGGTAAAAAAGAAGTAGTCAAAGCTGTCCAAAACTTAATTGGTGTTTCTGCTGACGGGCGTGATGGGCCAATTACTTGGAATGCTATACTGGCTGAGTTGTCTAAGAAGGGCGGACCTACAGCGGATGGGGGGATCGCTGATATAATGGTCTCTATAGCTAGGGGAGAGATAGGAGTTTCAGAAGTAGACGGGACAAACTGTGGTCCTAGAGTGAATGAATATAAGGCTGCTACTTGGTTAGATCCAAAAGAAGCTTGGCCATGGTGTGCGGCTTTTATTTGTTGGGTGGTTAGAGAAGCTATTGAACAAAAAGATGTGGAATGCAAACGTCCTAAAACCGCTGGGGCTTGGGATTTTGAAAACTGGGCTAAGCAACAATCAGGTAAAGGCGTAGAGCTTCGTAAGCCCACTAATGAGGATATAAAAGCAGGGGATATCGTCGTATTTAAGTTTTCTCATATTGGTTTAGCTGTTGGGGATGTAGACGCTAGCGGTTACGTCAAGACCGTCGAGGGCAATACGAACGGAGGGGGGAGTAGAGAAGGTGGCTCTGTTTTAGAGAAGAGTCGGCATGTTTCCAAAATAAGAAGCAGAATTAGGATTTTTTAGTGGAAATAAAACGCTTGAAGGCCAATATGGTTCAATGCCTAAAGTAAAAATAAAAGTAGATCCTAATTACATCTTCACTTATGTTGTGGGGAATTCTTTGTTTGAGCCTATAGAAAAGTGTATAGACTCTACAAGATACGAAGTCTATGATGCTTTTATTTATGATCTTAAAACAAAAGATTATTTAAATCAAGGAGAGCGATATCAAAAATTCTACATAGAGGTAGCCAAACTAAAAAAGATGGCTAAAGAAATGTCTCAAAAAGAGATCGAAAGCTTATGCAAGGAAATTGCCGAGATCGCTCCTGAATACGTAGAAATATAATGTCAGATAAAGAATGAAGAATTATAGGCAAGTCCATATAATTGCCAAAGATAAAGGTTTTAAATACGAACCTGTCCCAAATATCCCAGAGTTTCACGACGAAAAAGAAGCTCTGAATTATTGGCTCTACAACCAAAATAGAATTAGGGAAGCCAATTTTTATGATGACCCTATTGTAATAATTAGGAGGGAAGTAAATAATGTTCTTGTCAAACGGTTTTAAGCTGCTAGGCTCCAGCAGTTATGAAAAATACGTTCCAGATAACAGCCTTGGCTCTATTCGCTTCTGCCTTGGGTTTAGTCGCATGGCATGATCGCGATCCAAGAATCGAAATAAAGGAGACTGTAAGAGTTGTGCCGCCAGAAAAGGTGGAGGCTTATGTTTCTTTGACTAAGTGGCAGCTCGATAAAATGCTCAGTAAGTATGAGCGGGATGCTCATCCATCTGACATACTTAAATTTAAAACTGTCGTTAAGAGTGACGGCAGTGAATGGAGAATTTCCTCTACTCATTTAGTCAAAGGCTCTGATCCATGTCCCTTACCTCAAGGAAGGTTTTATGTAGTCGATTCCTCATCTGTCGATTACTCTGGTGATTTTAAGTCTTGCATTGAGTATGCCGACAGTTATGAAGAGTTTCATAATTATATTGTGGTAAGCTCAGAATAAAATCTAAATTATTTTCTTGAATGAGTTGCAGATACGATAGCCGAATTATCGGGGCTAATGGCTACAAAGAATTGATGATAGCGGTCTTGAATGAGCGAGATAATCCCATTGATTCTTGTTGTCATAAGTTAGACTCTCCAGAAATCCATGACTTGATGAGAGGGGAGATCGGAGCGGATAAGTTTGGCATTAAAGGGTGGGAATTAGATCCTGCTGATCAATACCGAGGTTACGCTGCAAAAATAAAATAAAATAAAATAAAATAAAAATGAAAGTGACGATAGCGGGATACGGTTTTGTAGGCAAGGCTTATGAAAAATTACTCCTTCAAAACAACGAGGTGGCAGTAAGTGACCCAGCATTTACAGAACATAATCAGGGTATAGCTCGTGATACAGATGCTGTTGTTGTCTGTGTAGCTACTCCGCAACAAGAAGATGGCTCTTGTTATATGAGGCATGTCTTTGACGTAATAAAAGAAAGCCCAAGCGTTCCTATTTTAATCAAAAGTACTATATGTTTAGAGGGCTGGAGGGAGCTAAAGAATAGGTTCCCAGAGTCTAACATTACATTTAGCCCAGAATTTTTAAGACAAGAGTTTTGGTCTGAGGATATTTTAAATATGGAATCCATCTTAATCGGCGGAGATGGTTTTAGATTTTGGTCAGATATTTTTAATAATTTGAAATGCATAGAGTCTGAAGCAGAAGCTTTAATTATGACTAAATACGCAAAAAATAATTTTTTAGCACTGAAAGTCTCGTTTTTTAACCAGTTATACGATCTATGCGATAAGCTCGAAGTGAGTTATGATGAGGTGAGAAAGCACACTACTGCGGATCTTCGCATAGGAGAGAGTCACTCTTTTATTACTGAAGAGAGGGGTTTTGGAGGGCATTGTTTCCCCAAAGATACTTCGGCATTAGTAAGAACTTCTGAGAAATATGACAGTTTTTTATCCATTATACATTATGCGCGGCAATACAACGATAAAGTAAGGGGGAATAAATAGCTTCATAATCATAAAAAATAGTGTAAATAGTAGTATGGACATACTCATTCAACTGGTTCAAGATAACCCTTGGTTTGGCGTAGTTACAGCAGCTATCGCTTTAGCTTCAGCCATCACCGCTGCAACCCCAACCCCACAGTCAGGTTCGTGGGCTAAGATCTATAAATTAATCGATTGGGCTGCGTTAAATATCGGTAAATCCAAGCAGAAATAGTCTAGCTTTTCTAGATTAGCCTCCTACCTATCAAGGGTAGGGGGTTTTCTTGCGTTTTTTCTTGCGATTTTTAATTACTTATATAGTATATATATATGATTTCTAATAAAGCTAAAGGTCTTTCTGGTTCTAGCCATGTCGCGCACACTAAAAAGCTAATGGATGAATCTACGCAGCGTTATCATCACTCATGTCTATCAGCGGGGCTGAGCATAAAAAAGACAGGTAAGATGCAAGATATCGGACATGTAGATTTTATTGTTGATGGTGAGACTGTAGACCTGAAAGGAATAAAAAACTCCACGCGAGAAGGTAGAATCCTTTTGGAATTCACTAATGTGAATGGTAAGACTGGTTGGTGCAACGAAAAAGGGACTCCTGTTTGGATAGCTTTTGATGTTGGGGCTTTCTTCCTTCACGTCAAAAACATTGATCTTTTTAACTTAGCTAAAGAAAAATGCGATTTAAAAGACAGAGTCACAAAAGTAAGTGATTGTTTATACAAAGGCTACCAGCGCAATGGCAGGAAAGATTGGATGTCTATGGTCCTTTTTTCGGATGTCTTGTCAGGGTGTGGCCATTGGTTTCTGCCTTATCAAGAATACCAACTGCCTATCGAAAAGGTTCAAGGGTAATTCCTAAAATTCCCTGTGCCTTGATAACTCAGCCCATCATTATAAGGCTCGATAAATAGCCCAGTAGTCGCAGGGGAAGCTCCAGTCCAACCTTTGTATCGGACATCAATATTGTTATTGTATTCCCTGATCAGGTGTTGAGCGTCCCATTCATGACCAGCTTGGCCACTCAGAAGATACATCCCTGTGACTTCAGATCTAAAGTCTGCCCAGTCTCCTGATAATACTGACGTGCTAGAGTGTATTCTATTTAATAATTCTTGAGGCATACTTAGAATTACACTTTTTTTATTAATCTCGAAAAAATCTCTTGACCAGAGTTGTTTATCGGTTACTATAGACCCCAAGCTCTTATGGAGATTTATTGCCACCGCCTGGGTAGCGTTCTACAATTTCCTTACGCTTTGACAATTGTTTATGAAAATTAGCTATTTAAAAATAGAGTGCCTATTGCTCAGCGTTTCGGTCGGCCTGACGTTTGGTGTGGTGCTATCCGTATTTGTTGGCGTGAGTGTTTTCGTAAAAACACTTGTAACTTTTCCGATTGAGTTGTATAATGTAAGGATGCAGTCACATTTACGTAAGCGATTGGAAGCGTTAAGCGAAGTGCCAGATGATATCTGGGGTAGGCATATTAAGAGAATGGAAAAAAATAAAACAAAAAAAAATGAAGAACTTTGATACATTGGTGGCGGAAGTAGTTATTTGGGCGGGTGATCGGGGCATCTTCGATGCTGCGGACCCTTTAGCTCAGTTGGACAAGACTCAGGAGGAGTTGGATGAAACAATAGATGCGGTTCGGCAATCGGCATTTAATAACCCAGAGGTTGTTGACGGCATAGGGGATATGTTAGTGACGATTATTATTGCGGCCAAGATGCTGGGATTAGATCCTACTTATTGTTTAAGTGAGGCGTATGAGGAGATTAAAAACAGGACGGGCAAGATGGTGGATGGTAAATTTGTAAAAGACCAATAGAATGAATTTAATTAAAGATAATTACAAATTGCACAGGATAACAGCTGAAGAGAAAAAGATCTCTCTAGAAGCTGCAAAAAAAAGGCGTGACCATCATAGAAGCTACGGCTCAAAGAGGCATTGGCAAGATAAAGAAAAGGGTGAATACGCAGATGAGTATTGGGGGGTGTTAGGCGAATTGGTGTTTAGGAAACATTTAGCCCACCGTATTATTGATGAGTCTCTAGAATTTCCTCCTTTGTTCACTAAGGATCACGCAAACGCACCTAAATACGATTCCAAAATTGGCTCTAAAAAAATTGAAATAAAATCTATTCCTCCTGATAGTAATGGTAAAAAAAGAGTCAGGATGATGATTAAAGAGTCTGAATTTCATGATGACGACTACTATGTAGCCATAAAATTTTGGGACGAAGAAACTTATTCTTTTTGTGGTTATCTAACTAGACAAGAAATTTTGGATAGTGATATTATTGAGTTGCCATACTCAAGAGGATATTGTTTCTTGTTGAGCGGGTTGCGTAAAATGACAACAAATTTTTACAAAATAGAACTGACAGCAAAGAAATGAACACAAAACAATTATTACAGTTGCATGACGACACATGTAAATCGTGTCGGGGGATAATGGAACAAAAAAATAGTGATTATACTGGCGGCAAATCATCTACAGATCCTTTCGCCAATTTTAATGCGTCATCTATCCTTGACATTCACCCAGTTCAAGGGTTATTGTTGCGTGTGATCGATAAGATCCAGAGAATTCGTAGCTTTACCAATGACAAAGAGTTAAAAGTGAGTAATGAATCGGTAGAAGATGCGTGTGATGACATTGTAAACTACGCCATCTTAGCTAAGGCCATGCTCATGGAAGAAAGATCCCAGATCGAATCG